GTAGGTAAAACGAGTCTCCTCTACAGTGCCGAGAGAGTCGCACATAGACTCCTCAAACTTGTCAGTGGGTAGGAACTGGCCACCCATGTACTCCTTCTGGAAAGTCTTCTCACCCTCAATCCACTCGTGAATGTAGCCATCACAAGGCGCGTGAAAGCCAACAAACTCACCTTTGAAGTTGCGGCCCATGGTGGGGGGAACACCTGCATTGCGCTCAGCAATCAGGTTCTGCTCACGGGTGAGCCACGCCTTGACGGCGGCTTCCCGACGCTTGAAGTGCTCGTTCATGCGGTCCCAAACAAAGTCTTTATCGATCTCGTACATTACGCGGCCTCCCAAGGGTCGACTGGTTCATCATGCAAGCCTCGCCCCCTGCTTGCCACATAGTTGCGACCCTCGATGATTTCATCTCGGGCGCGGATAGCCCACTCAAGCACATCTTGCTCGTCGCCCCACCACATCTGCGGCTTTTCATGAAGTAAGTGCTCAACACAATACTCGACGCTTGGAATCGCAAGCTGAGGGTTGTCGATACCGTTAGCTAGATATAGCTCTGCAAATTTCAACACTAAATTTTCTCGCGCTACTTCGTTCATTACCTTTCCTCCAAAAGCCGTTTAGGCGACCCGCTCAATTGCTCGTTCAATAACATCTGCATTTAAGAATGCGCCGTGAGTAAACTGGTAACGGCCGATGTTCATATCTAGCTTCACAATTTTTTCGTTGATGTAATAAGCGGCAACTTTTTCAGCGTGGTCGTTAGCGCCAGCAGTACGCAAAACCTCAATCAAGTTGGCTTCAGCGTTTTCGATGCGATTGTTGATGTCGTTGTACATATCTTGGCTTCCTTAGTTAGAGCGGCCATTCCCGCCCGACACAGTTATAGTCTCATATTCCCGTGTCGTTGTATACATTTATGTACACAAATGTGCATTATTCACACAAAAAAAAGGGCCCTCACAGAGCCCAAAGCTAGGAACAGGAGGAAACGACCTGCGCCTAGAAACTGAAGTCATGAAACTTTTCACGCTTACCGAAATAAATACCGCCATCTCGCGACTTGTTCCAACGCCCAGTCTCCTCATTTTTGTAAATGCTTTCAATGTTGCCCGCAGCAGTAATTCTGAAATACCGCTTTGGCGCATCGGGGTTGGGCGTGTACAGATAGGTCTGTCGCTCAGAGAAACCGTTTTCATCAACCCGATGAGCGTTGTCTTCCTGAACGGTCACAATGATCGCCTTACCTTGCGTCTCAACATCAACGACAGTAGCAGGGTGTCGGTCAGACCAGAAAAGCAAAGTCGCCCCATCTCCGATGTTCGGCACCTTCACTGACTCAAGCGCGTACAGCGCGTTGACCAATGACCCAGTTGTTTTACCCAATTGAACTTCTGACATTTTGATCTCCTTAGCAAAGGCCGCTTATGCGGCCTGCTTCTGAACTTCTGCGATTTTTGCTTCTACGTTTTCAATGTCTTGAAGTAAAAGCTTCCGAGCAACTCGTTGCTCTTTGCCACTGACCCGCTTCTTTTGGGCGAGTTTGTACATCTTCTCGACCCAGTAATCATTGAAGCTACCGTAGGCCAGAAACCAACCTTGAGGCACAACACCGTCATCAATCAGTTGACCGATTACTGCGTCGTTTTTTCGCTTACGAGCAACCAGACCATTAGGATTGAAGGCGTCAAATTGCACAGCTTCTCTCAGGTTCTTCATCTGATTGACGTTAGTTGCTTCCTCAAAAACAAAATCAGTACGAAATGCCATTGCGTGTCTCCTTAGTCATGCCGGGACATCCCCGACATGATTATTAGAACACATCCCGTGTCGTTGTGCAACTTTGTACACCAGGGAGATAGGAGGTCGTGACAAAAGTGACAAAGTGATAAAAAAGTAAAAAGCAACCCTTAGTCATTTTTTATCACCTGTTTTTTTCACTTGAAAGTAGGGGTACAAGCCCGGGTAGGGGTACAAAAACAAAGGGCAACCCTTAGCTATTTCGTACCCACTTTATCTAACAAAAAAAAATGTACCCCCACGATTGTTATAGACATGTCGATGTGCCATCGTTTGGCTGCAAGTCGTGCAATGCTCTGGGGGAGTAGATGGGCGAAGCTGACACCCAAACGTGTAAAGCGTGTGGTGCCGAGCTGCCATTGGAACGATTTACGCTACAAGGTAGATACCGTGCTAAAACGTGTAAGTCCTGTAGAACGGATCAACGCAACAAAATCAGGAATGGTAGCCCCGAAGAATATATTCGTTACGCAATGACTGGCCTCAAATCCGGTAGGCGCAATAGCGGATTAGAATGGGACCTCAGCGTCGAAGATTGCATTGACCTTTGGCACGCTCAGGGGGGTAGGTGTGCTCTCTCAGGAAACGTAATGTCACGGCATAGGGGCTTTGGTGATGTGCCGTTCAATCTCAGCTTTGATCGCATAGATCCAAAGAAAGGCTACACCAAAAATAACGTGCAGCTAACGTGCTGGGAAGCCAATCGCATGAAGCACTCTCTATCCCCTGCTGAGTTTTTCTTCTGGATTCGATCCATCAACGACCATTTATTAGAGTAGCCGCTCGCTCATTTCTGTAAGCCTGCCCCGGTCATGCAGCCAAAACACAAGCAGATAACGATCGCCAGACTCGACAGGCAATCCTCGGTGCAGCTTGGTAAACGACGGAAAAATCAAAGCGTGCCCCGAGGGGAGCGGCTTGATAGTGCCGTGGCCGTGGAACTCTGTGCCTCCGCCCACATAATCCCCTGTATTCAGGGGAACGACGACAGACATATCTGAGGACTCATCGTGGTGCCATGCCCCTTGTTGCTTGTCTTTGACGTTGTAGTTCGCAATCTGGATCGACGATATCTCGGCACAATCTCGTTGATACAAGGCCCAAAAAATGGGGTTGAGGACGTTCTGCACGACAAACCACATGATCCGATAAAGCTCCGGCACATGATGCTGCAACACAATCTCGGGTATTTGACGCAGTTCATCTTCGTCCTCATTAGGCGCAAACAAGCCAGACTGCCTCATTTGATCAATCTCCTCGACCAACATCTTGCAATACTGGCGCCGCAGAAGAGGCACCCGGTAGACGTCGGGAAACATCTGCTTAACATGAGAGCGGATAGGAAGAGTCCCCAGATCTTCGATCCCTTGCTTTGCCCGATAGCGTGCAATCTCAGGCAGAGACTCCTGCACAGACTCGTACAGCGGTTGGTTGATCATCCAATGGCTTTGCATTGACAACAGATAATTTTTGAGTTTGTACATAAATGTATGATAAAGTTGCACAAGTTTGGTAAGGGTAACATTTCAGAGGGGTATCATGGAAGACGAAAAACCAGTACGACGACGTAAGTCGCTGGCCGTCGATGAAGAGACGTATGACAAGTTGAACAAGATTTGCTCAACCCGTCGTCGGTCAAAAATTCAACAACTTCAGGTTTTGATTGAGAACGAATACAACCAAATATTCCATATCATGGAGGAAGACCAGTGAAGCTATTCGGCAAGAAAAAACCAGAACAGCTCCCCCAGACCTATCGCCCCGTCATGGAGGCGCAAGAGGTTATTGATCTGTTCAGCCGAATGACGCTTTACCAGCAGGCAGCATTGATGCGGTTAATAAGCCGCAACTTGATCGTTGAGCTGCCGAACGATTCTGCCATGGGCTATGAGTTGGATTGGAATGTGGATGGCGCGCTGATTGTGGCGCAGCCGACACTGGTTGAGTCGGCTACACCAAGCCTCCAATCCCCTGACGACGCATAGCCAATTCCCGGTCCTCCTCGGAGGGGAGGAGGGTCGGGGATGGCATCATAGGTGCAGGAGCAACCATGTCAGTCGTGGGTAATGGCTCAAACATTGAGCTATCGCCCTGTACGGAAGGAGACGAAGAAATAGCTGCAAGCTGTTCTACCATGCTTTCTCGGTCTGGGAGAAGCTTGTCTGCGGTGCTTGGAGGAACCACCTGACGAAAACGCATCTCATTGTTTTCAGGTAGTGCATTAGGGGCAACTGACGACTGAGAGCCCTCGTAAGGTAGCGGCTCAATAGTTTCTGCCTGCAAGCCTTCAAGCACTGCTCGCAGCTCATCGCGAATATCTGGGTTGACTTCGTAAATCTGTGCAAGACGACGGACATGCTGCCCAAACGTGTTGGGATCATAAGCTGCTTTTTCTACGCCTTTCGCAAGCCACTTTACAAAGTCTGGATTTGTCATGAGTTTAGCAGAGGCATAGGGAGCAATAAGAGAGCCTAGCCCATACTCAAAACCTTCAGATCCCGTGATGCGCGCGAGGTCGCCACCGATCATGGCGAAAGGGCCCATAGCAGCGAGTGCTCTAGCAGTGCCTGACGGGTTGGTCATAGCAGCCGCATTCTTGCCAACACGGTCAATAGTAAAGACTAAGTCATCAAGTGCAGGCGCAAGATCTTTGTACTCAGTACCCGCAAATAACGCTTCTCTCGCTTCCTTAGATAGGCTATTCCAGTTGGTGATAAATCGAGCCGGAGAGAAGCCGACTTCACTGATCATTTCGGCGCCGGACTTCGCTGCACCCTCACCAATCTCAGCTGCGCCCTGAGCGCTAAAGGTTGGCATACCCATGCGTCCGAGCATGAATCCAGAGAGCACTTCATACTCTTCTGGTGTAAATTTATTGCGAAGAGCTACGAGACGATCTGCACCTTCTTTGGAGCCACCAAGCACCAAACGCAACGCTGCACCAGCCTCATCTTCTCCAGCACGAATCACTTTATCGATAAAACGGATATCACCGCCTTTACCTTGATTCTTTTTAACAAAGGCATTGGCTGCTTTATAAGCATCGAGAATGTTGTCTCTAGCAGCTTGTCCTGCTTGCCCATCAAACATATCGAGTTGGCGCGATCCAGCTTGCTCAACTAACGCATCAAGATCTCGGGTAACGTAACCAATAAGCTCTTTAACTTTGGCGTCTTGTGGCGTTAGCGCGCCCTGCGACTCCGCTGCGCGAATTGTTTTTTGCAAGCTAGATCTAAAGGATTGGAGGCGATTGAAATCCAATTGTCCTTCAGCGGCGTCACGTAACACCTTAGATGCTTGTTCTAAAGCCGGGTTCAACTCGGGCTCGCCTGTTGCAGTTTTACTTGCGGCTAGGTACTTATCAACAAAAGACTGTGTATTAGTGGCCGCTGAACTCATGCCGGGTGGCATCATTTCTCTCACGGCACCGTACATCGCATCAACTTCAGCATCGTATCGGGCACGCGCAGCTTGCGCTGCACTCATGGTGTTTTCTGCGGCCTCCGAAAACGTGCGTCGACCACCATATTTTTCAGCAAGATCAGCAGCCGCTTTTTCGATTTCTAACAGCGTGCGCTGCGCATTTTCTTGCATAACCCGGGTAGAGGACGGTAATAAAGCCAGCGCTGAGTTTTCAATCAACTGAAACAACGGGTTAGCTGTCACCTGACCTGCCGTAGGCTGAGTCACACCCGCGCGATTAAATCGCTCTAGGGCCTCCTTAGCAGGCGTTGACAAGCTTTTAGTGACATACCTAATAGGTGCACCTGCTACATGCTTAACGCCTTGTACGACCTTATTTACGATAGGACCGCCCGCAGCATTCAAGGTAGCAGTGGTCCCAAAGTCCACCAGCTTTTCTAAGCCAGTGCGGCTATCTTCGGTTTCCCCAAAGAAATCTAAAATGCTGATATAGGCTTCTCTAGCACCAGCACTACCAACACCCTCCCCTGCTATAAAGGCAGCCGTTGCAGCGGGTACGGTGCCAACCACAGTTGGAGCCGTAGCAGTACCAGCACCAAGCGCCGCTAAACTTCCGCCAGCCAATCCACCAACAGTCTCAGCAATCTCGGGGCCGACGTCGGCTATATCACCAAGAGTGGGAACAGGAACACCAAACAAGCGCACATCTTCATCAAACAACGTAAGCCTGCCCGTCTCTGGGTTCGTAAAAATAAAATTACCACGCCCGTATTTAGTGGCACCGTATTTGGGGTCAAAAACCTCGACAGGAACCGCGTCAGGAAAAAAAGATCGCAAAGTAGCTAAGCGATCCTCTGGCTTTTGCGCTGCCGCTACCTGAGCCCGTACTCCCGCGTCGGCACCAGACTTTGTATCTATCTGCGACTCTATCCTTGCTTGAGCCATGTCCATAAGGAACTCTTCATCCCACCCTAAGTCACTGGTGTTGGGCGGTTTAGGGCTTGCCATTTCCAGCAGCACATCATCGCTAAGCGTCTCAAAAGCTGAGTTCTTCATAGAAGGCCCCTTTGTCTCATGCGCTCTTTAAGTTCTGGGTCTTTTTCGGCGCGCTTCAAAAGCTCTGCCATGGCCTCGTTTGAACCCATGCTCATGGAGTTATCTTGAGATTGATCCACAACCCGCTGAGCTTCTGTATAAGCTTCTCCAGCCGACGCACGCATAGCGGCAGCTGCATCTCTCCGTGCTTGCGCCTTTGATTCTAAAGTTTCTATAGAATCACCCGGCATCGGAATATAGAGCATGTTCGTCATGTCTATTTCTGACTCATTGATTTGAGCACCAGTTTCTTTTCTTAACTGCGCCTGAGCAAAGTCATTTGCTGCGCGTCGAAACTGTTGATACTTCGATGACAACAGATAGTTTTCTGCGATGTCTGGGAGGAAGGGCGCATTCTCGATAATGACATCTCTTAAATTCGTAGGGTCAAAACCAGCCTCGGTAAGCCGATCCATGGTTTCGATAGCGGAGTACATGCGCACAGCAAAGCCAGCGTCTTTGGTCTGACCCTCTGTAAACGGACTTTTCCTTTTCCCAGCACCCGGCACGCTTGTTACTGTCGCAACAGGAGTCAAGCTTGGAGCCGATCCAAGCTGGGTAACTTCTTCTTCTGTCAATTCACGTAAAGGCATTATTCATTCACCACTAAAGCGCCAGTAGCGTTGTTACGATAAACGGGCTTTCCATCCTTGTATTGGTTTGTAAAAGTATAGCCCTCAATCGGAGGCGCGTCGGGTGTGGCAGTCGCTGGACCCCGATCGAAAATACGATCTAAGTTCAAACCCGGTTGTTGAATCTCTATTAGCCCTTGTTCAGTTTGCTGGTACGACCTTCGCGGCTGCTCCACAAGAGCCCTTGCAATCCGATACTCGTCAGTTTCTTTCAAAGATGGATCTTTTTCTGCTCGCAAAATGTAATTTAAAGCGGCTGCACGTTCTGTCTTACCGGGGAAAAACTGACCTCCCTGAGCCATTTGCTTCAACAGAATTTCAAGATTAGCCTGCGCCAGCTGTTGATCTATAGCCATTTTTTCTTTGCGCTCTCGCTCCAATTGAGAATACGCCATCAAAGCTAATTCTTGCTTAATTTTTTCGGCCTCTTCGCGGCGCTTATTTTTTGCCTCATTAAAAATATTAAAGCCAAGCGCCAACCCATAACCGATAGAGGTCGGACGCCCACTTTGCGCTTGCTGCACCAAGCCACGACTTAACGCCAGAGCAAGATCGCCTAACCCCATTTGTCGACGAGGACGACCAAACAGAGACGAAAGCTCTTGGATTCTGGCGCCTATATCACTTTGAGTAATAGGTGTTCTATTAGCATAAATGCCGCGAATATCCTTTTCGTATTGCTCGTAAGGAGAGAGCGATGAGTCTACAGCCGGAGCCGGAGGCTGGTAGCCTTCCATGATTTGATCATAGGCGCCCTGTGTCTCAGGAGAGAGCTGAAAAGGATCAGGATCTGGCGGATTCAAAAACGTAGAGGGGTCTAATGACGAGATACCCCCCTCCGCAAATCCACGTATTTGCTCTTCCATTTGAGATCTTGAAATAGCCATCAGGGTCCTCCTGCTTGGCTAGATGGATTGTAGATGGTGCCAAACGCGCCCAGTCCTGCTGCCAGCGCTTCTTGTAAAGCATTAGGCGGCGGTGTGTAAGTTGTAGATACGGCGCTTGGACCTGTCTGACTACCAGCAAATTGCATGAACGGCATCATGGCAGTGTACTGAGCCAGTGGTGCCTGTTGTGCCTGTAGCAATCCAGCACGCTGCGCGTCAAGCTGTTGCTGACGTAGCTGCTGTTGCATACCACCTGCACCCATAAGCGCTTGAATGTCTTGCTGACCTGCCTGCTGCATTTGACCACCAAGCCCTTGCAAGAAGCCGCCATACGCCTGTCCGGCGCCCATTAATTGCTGACCCACTTGACCCTGTACGGCGCCCAACTGACCCAGACCTTGTCCGATTTGTGCCCCAGCGCCAAGAGCGGCCTGACCTGCTTGAGTGCGCGCACCCATCGCCTGCTGACCGAGCTGACCCACGGTTTGACCCAACTGAGTACCTGCGCCATAAAGCGTTTGCGCTTGCTGTCCAAGCAAACCGCCAAATTGCTGCTGCGCACCAAGTCGTTGCCCAGCCGCACCCATTTGTTGCCCGGCCAATTGTTGTTGAGAGCCAAGTTGTTGCCCTGCAAGATTTTGCTGGAAGCCGCCAAGTTGCTGACCAGCGCCAAGCTGTTGTTGAGCTGCCTGCTGCTGTTGCTGCGCCATCTGCTGTTGACTTTGTAGTTGCTGAGCTGCGGTTTGACCCAATTGGCCCACAAGCTGTTGCTGAGCACCCAGTTGTTGACCTGCGCGCTGACCAATATCTGAAGCAAGTGCCTGACTGATGCCGAAGCGCTGTTGTGCCTGTTGACCCATCAACTGACCCAGACCACGCTGCGCCTGCAACTGTTGTGCAGCGGTTTGGCCTAGCTGGCCTTGCAAAGCTTGTCGCGCACCTAACTGGCCTTGTGCTGCCGCCATTTGTTGAGCTGTTAAGGCTTGCCCGGCTCCGAATCGCTGGCCGCCAATAGACGAGAGTCGGTTTGCTAGGCTCTGCTGCGCTGCTAGACGCTGACCCGCTTCTTGGCCCATCTGGCCGACAAGCGCTTGCTGCGCGCCTAAACGCTGTTGAGCCACGTCACCTAAGCGACCCGCCATGCGCTCACCAGAGGCCGCTATTTGTTGAGCTTGTGTTCCAAGCTGTCCTGCCAATGCCTGTCCGGCGCCGAATCGGGTTTGAGCTCCTGCACCGAGCGTTTGTGCCGCTCTTTCTTGTGCGCCCAGCCTCTGGCCGCTTAATCCAGCTAAACCAGTTGCGGCAGCTCTTTCTGCCTCACGTTGTCGAGCAAACTCACCCATAGCTGTCTGCTGAGCGCGCTGGAAGCCGCCTGAGCGTATTCCTGCAAGCTCCTTAGCCAACCCACGGCCTAGCGCCTCTCTTCGCTCTGCGGCTGTTAGGCGCGCCCTAGAGCCAAAGGCTGATTCACCAGCCGATCGAATATCACCTGCGGTTTGTGCAATGTCTGCTTGATCGGCACCCTTCATCGCATCTTCGATGGTCTGCTGAACAACACGCTGCTCAAAGGGATCGTAAAACTGCTCGGTCATACTCGGATCAAACGCGCCAGTGGTACCACGTAAAAGCCTTTCTGACTCACCGAGCCTTCCCCCAAACTCAGCAGCAGCACCCAACTGTCGTTGCTCTGCTGCACTCAAGCCGCGACCTAAGCGCCCAGCTGCGCCTGCAAGCGCGCCTGTAGCCTCTCTCAAGCCTCTTCCTAAGCCAAGTTGCGCACGGCGTTGCTCAGCCAAAGACTGGCCAAGACCGCCACCAAACTGATCCACGCCGCGTCTAAGCTGCTGAGTTGCCTCACCGATGCCGCGACCAAACTCGCCTACGGCGCCACGCTCTCTACCTAAAGCTTCGGAAAGCTCACGGTCAAGGCGTTGCCGTGAAGTTTCTAAACCACGGGTCGCTTGTTGCACCCCTGTGCCAAATTGCTGTTCTGCCTGTCGAGCCAGTCGGTCAATGCCTGCGGTTTGCCGACCAAAGCGATCAACCGCCGCACGCTCTAAACCTAATTGAGCAGGCAGCTCGCGCCTAAACTGCTGAGCTCCTGCTCTTAACTCTGCGCCCTGAGCACCTAAGCCACGGCCAAACTGCTGAGCCGCCGCTAATGCTCTTTGGTCAATACCTGCGGTTTGTCGGCCAAAGCGGTCAGTTGCTGCCGCTTGTCGACCAAGCGCTCCAGAAATGTCGCGACCAAACTCATCAAAAAGTCGCGCCTGCTGTTGACCCAGACGACGGCCTTCTGCACCAAATTGTTGCGCAGCACGACCAAGTGTTCCAAGGCCCGCACCAAGACCGCGCTCAAACTGACCAAGCGCACCACGCTGGAACGCTTGTTGTCGACCGAGATCTCTACGTAATTGTCCCTCAGCACGCTCAGCTATCTGTCCGGCACGACCAATGCCTTGGAGCGCTGTTTGTAATCCAGCCTGTCGCTGTCTTGCTTCTTCTGCCGCCCCTTGCCGAAGAGCTCCAAGCGCCCGCTGCTGCTGGGTGATTTGTTGTTGACCACCGCGCTGCAAAGCGCCTAAGCCAGCGCGGAAAGCGCCCTCGGCTTGTTGTAGAAAAGGCTGTTGCACACCAACCTGCTCACGAGCGAGTTGCATCGCTGCCAGCTGATCTGGAGAGAAGCCAGCGATAGCCTGAGGAATAACAATGGGTCTCCCCTGCTCGTCAAAAAACGTGCGCTCTGCAGCACGCATGGCTCCCGGTAAAAATCCGCCTCGCATACGGCCTTCGGCGTCGGGCATACCAAAAAGCAGCTGCTGCATAATCGGGTCCATTTGACGCTCTTGTCGTTGGACCTGTGCGACAAAAGGCATGGCGTCTGCTTCGCCACCCTCCTGAAATCGTCTTATCTTTTTAGGGGGCAAGATCATGCGGCGGCCTCCGGGGCTTCTGCAAACTCTTTGAACAGATCCATCATCTCATACATGAGCTTCGTACCGCGATCTCTATCTTCTCCGTTTGCCGGAGTTAAAGTGATGATGCCGTTCTTGTTTTTTAAGTTAAACGCGCCAGCCCCCCTTACTGCGCGCCCCGTCATTACAAACTCTCCGTCAGAGAGCATGGCAGGAATGTCATCACTAATTTCTGTGCCTTCGCCGTTGATGTCGCCATTCATGCGTTTAAATTCTTTTTCGTCTACATCTCCGCCATCCGCAAAAGCCATCACGGGGCCGCCGTATCGCATACCTTCGGTTTTGCCACGCTCAAGCTCAGCTTGTGCTTCTGTCGGCGCTCGACCGCCGCTCATAACAGGCAACGTGCCAGCAGGGAGAAGACCAAACTCAACCGGGTTAGGCGCTCCTGATCCTGACCGACGCGCTATTTCATTTTCGAGCATAAATCTGCCCATGGCGTTTTGCGTCACAAGCGGAGTTAGTGGTACGCCTTTTCTATTTTTGGCTTCGTCATAGACGAGCTTACCGAGTAATCCAGCAAGGCCCGCTGATCCAAGCATTCCAAGGCCGCCGCCTCCACCGCCCCCAAGAAGTCCGCCCAAGCCGCCTTGGCCGCCTTGGCCGCCTTGTAGGGCGCGGAAAATACCACCGCCAGAAGGATCGATTCCTAACTGATCATCCAAAAACTCTTGGAAAGGCGTTTGCTGTCCGGGCTGACCTGAAACAGCCGAGCCTATTCGCTGAAAAATGCCGCCCTGAGTGGAAAGACCTCCAGCAGGGTTTAAGAAGCTCGCAGACGAAATGCCCATTTCTTTCAAAATATCGCTGGCCGCCATTCCTTGAGTTTGCAATTCGTCAATAGTCATTGCAATGTCGGGCGATGCCGTTAGGCGCAGACGATCTACAATTTCAGAGTCCGAAAGTTTTTCTTGGCCGCTGAAAGTAGCACTACCCGCCAAACCTCGTAAGGTTCCTGACCCTGAGCCAAACAAGGTCTGCGTTGGATCGTTGATCAAATTACCGATGCCGCTTTGCAGCGCTGATCCGGTTTGAGACAGGGATTGCCCTAATCCACTAAAAAATCCGCCTGACCCGCCTGCTGCTGTCGAAAGCCCGCGTACATCTCGTATGTTTTGCCCGAGAGAACCGCCGGGACCACCTGCAAGGGTGGCCAGTGCTAAAGGACTAGTTCGACCCTTTGCAACGTCGTAGACCGTACCTGCTTTATTAATGATTGCTGCAAAGGGCTGCCAAGGCCCCGGAATAAACTGGGCAACAGACGCTAGAGGACGGACGACTTTCTTGACAACTTTTTTGACTCCTTTCGCGATTTTTTTGAAGAAGCCAAACTCTTCTAGACCAGTGACAGGGTTGAGTGAAGCAATACCCATGCCCGCCACATACTCTTCAGGATCGAGGTCAAGTTGATTAAATCGATTTTCGACAGCACGCTCAAACGCGGGGTCATCCATCATACCTAGCGGGAGAATTACTTCGCCGGGCGTTAAATGAGCGAGCATAGTGTCGCCACCGCGACCTGCTTGAGATAACTCCATGGCCATACTACCCATGGGGGCTTCTGAGCCAATCTGAGCAGCTTCTGAAAGTTGTTGTGCCTTACGCGCCTCAAAGGGGTCTTCAGCGGTTTCTTGCGCCACCATCAACTGCTCCATCGCCTCCCGAAGGTCAGCGTTAGGATCTGTGATAGGAGACTCCATCGCCATGCTGGCTTCGGCCATGGTCTCAGGGTCGTCAATATCAAACACAGCGCCTCCCTCGGCCAAACCCATGGGTCGGCTTTCTTGCATCATTAGTTGCTGTACGCGCCTGTTTACGAAATCATTCATGACGTTGTTACCGTTACGGCCCCCACTGTTGCCGACATCTGCTGTCCGGCTGGATAGGTTTGATGATCGTATAAATCTCTAAATTGTACCCCATCAAACGCTTGGTGTATGGAAAGTGTAGTATTGTAAATAATAGCTCCCGTGGCAAATTGGAGCTGCGATATTTCGGTCGCGTTGAAGTGTGGCGAAATACTGAAATTTACGCCCCCAAGGTTTAACTCAAGGACGCGGATAAGCCGATTGAAGGTATCCGCAGAGACTGTTTCGCCCTGTGCCAGTGGCAGCCGGGTTGGGAGCAATACACTCATGCACGGCGTCCACTCGGCTGTAAATCAAGGCGTGTGGCACCAATGCGCCACTTGTAGCCTTTTTGGTCAGTCGCTGATAAGTCATCATCACTTTCAAACCGCAAGACAATCTGCCGACTACGCGTCCGCACATTTTTAAATTTAGTGGTTTCAGTGATTTGGCTGGTGCTATCTGTGACGAGTGCTTCACCCGGATAGTCTCGGCGCTTCAATACGATATTCATCGCGGGATCGTTACTTACCCCCGACTGCACAATAAAACGCATGTCTGGCATGATTTTTTTCACGAAGGCCAAGGAGTCGCCACTGCTAATATCAATGTCAGCAGACTCAATAAACACACCCGTCATGCCGTCTTCGTAATCATCATAGCCCGTTTCATGTTGGAAAACGCACTGCTGAGTCGAGTTGGTGGCAGTGGCAAAGGGCAGATCTTCGATCCCCGCATCAAGCCAAGCATAGCGCGTCAAAGAACCAATCGACCAATGATTCTCCTCGTAGTTGTAAATGACATAGCGCGATATTTCACCTGTGCCATCTTCGATACTAGGATAGAAGAACCACATTTCTCCATACTCTGAATTGACACCCATGTGGCACTTGAACGCTTGGCCTAAATCCAAGTCGTTGAATACATACTCTTGCACGGAGCAGGGCAGCTTCTGCACTGAGCCGTTATAGAAATAGAATCCAGTTTTACTCGCAAAATAAACGCCATTCGGTGCGTTGACAGCTGCTTTGGGACCGACAAGCCCAGAGCCCTCATTGACCAAATTCATCGCAAAGGTCAAGGGAGGGCCAATGAATGTCATTGAGTACAGAGCTGTATCGGTCCAAATCAAAATCTCTTGGCGAGACTTAATGCCGCCCACGATAAACGACCCGCTTGAAAGCCGAACATCGCCCGCACTGTTGGTTGCCGTTGGTTCAAAATCTAGCTCATTTTCCGATGTTGAAAACGCAACAAGCATAGGATCAATTACACCCGTCCGTGTCCCACCGGACAAGGGGTCAACACCTAAACAAATTAAGTGTCGGTCTGTTTCAGAGGTAATAACTTGTAAGGCCAAGGTAGGCACTTGGTTCGCACCCGAAACCTGTGAAAGCTCGACTGCGCGTGTGCCTACTCCATCATTTTCGACCCAACGATAAATACCGCCACCGCGCGGATTGATAATCAGGTTTTCCCCATAATTATCATGCGTCCAAAGTCTTAATTGGTTTGCAGCGGAAAGCGCAGTAGATGACCCCCATCCACCAGCACCCCATGTGCCAACACCCCAGCCGCTTGAGCTAACAAACGTGTCCAGCCCGACATTGATTTGATATGTGCCAACGACGGAAGACCCGCCGTTTCCCGTGTCGCTGCTGTTGGCTGTTACCGTGTTACCATCGGTATCGACTGCCGTGATCTCATACTCGTTGAGACTGGTGACAAGCGTGACTTGATACTCTTGATTTAACACTGCGGCAGTAATGTTTCCGCCCAACGATGCGGCGCCAGAAAACGTAACAAAGTCGTTTGTTACAGCGCCATGGGCGGTGTCGGTTACTGTAATAGTAGAGGAGCCGTTCGTGGCACCAAAGGTAACATCACCCGCAGCGGTTGTGCTTCTTATAGGCGTAACGTCATTGTACGATCCGCCTTCTTCGATGTAGTATTTGAACGTCGTACCCACTCCGAGAAAGCGCGTACCACCGAGAGAAATCCAACTGTGAAGAGCGCGACCAATCCCAAGAAAGTAACTAGTGCCAAGCTTAATCCAACCACCAACTTTCTCCACACGGCCTTTACGAAAGCGCACGAGGTTTCCATCAACCCAGCCACCTTTTGCCGCATAGTCAGTCGACTCCTTATCGATTCCCGGCTTAAACTCTATTGTCTGAAGAGGCATAAAACATTACGCCAATCTGATAATAGCGCCTGTTGCCGTGGGTGACGGGAATACAATAGTAAAGTTGCCCGCCGTGCTGGTTTTGTCTCCGCCAAAATCAATCGCCGCCACGGCTTTGTCTGATTCCGTGTCGTTGTAGATCAAACATCCGCGAGCCGTAATCGTAGCAGTGCCAAACGTCAAATCTGCAAAATCGCAGATTGCTGTGGTCCCTGACGTGGTTGGGGTAACGCTTGTAAGCGTGCCACCGCCAGCAGTGTAATTAGTTCCGCTGACCTCGTTAGTCGTCGTGTAAGCCGTAGTGGATGCGCCCAAAGTCGCCGAGCTAGTGTACAGGGCCAGCTTAAACGTATCGCCCGTAGAGGCAGTAAAATCGTGCGTGCCGACCAACAGCTCCTGCTTGAACGATGTACAGATTGCCGATGTGATAGCCATTTATAGCTCCTTCAAAATGTCAGCCATTTGGCTGTTACCTTGACGACGCAAAGCCGCTGATAAGGTAGTGCGGTCGGATGCAATCGCGCTTTTAATGCCTCTCAATACTACTTCATAAACTTGTTGCCGAAAAGCCTCAGCTTGCTGTCGGATGTGGGGCTCGGCGCTTGAAGAAATACTTACTAATCGTGTGGTTATTACGTCGGCCCAAAACTCTGGCTCATGCCCACCATTGTCAGAAGTAGCCACCATGACGTTACCAAGACCAAAATCTGAACTTTGCGAAATCATCCTTTGTATGGCTCCGGTGCTGAGGGAAGCTCCACCGTCTTTAGGTTGTATTGACGACGCGCTTCCGAAAACTGTGATCGATTACAAACAATAAACTCGCCCTCTTGGTCAGTGACCACTAACAAAGGATCATCCAATCGATGGTATCCATAAAGGCGCTCGTGAGGTTCTACATTGCTATCCAGTAAGGCGGATCTCTGGCTTGTGCCAATGCCTACGCCCTCGCTAATGCAGCGAGAAACCCAAAACTCGACGCAACCACGGCCCGCTTCTGCAAAGTGCAGGTTGTGCTTGTAACTAAAATCCATGCCAAACAAGTCCATGTGCGCGACCTTGTTGTACAAGCCAAACGCTATCGCATACGCCACTGTGTTGTTTAGGTAGGCACACCGCTGATCTTCGATCACCTCTTGCACAGGGTACAGCTCTGCGGCAGGTACTCTTTCATCCAGCTCACACGTATAAATAGGGCACTTGTCCCAGACAGGCAACGTGCGCCGCATGACATCTGTCTGGTTGCCTGCGTCTTCTGTATCCAAATATCGAGAAGGTGGGTCCAACATAAAGACCCGGTCACAGTCAAAAACGGCAAGTGCAGCGTTGATGCACCAAACCTCATCCCATTCCTGACTATTTTCTACGCCTATGACGTAATCAATTTGGGACGCACCAAGCCCCAAGATGGCAATGCGCTTGCCCTCCAGCTCCCTTATTTGTGACATTAACTAACACCTGTCCTCAGCATATCGTATCTAAATTCATCACGAGTTGCGCGGCCTTCGCTCACGTTCTTCATTCTCGCGATCCCCTCCTTGAATCGAGTCTCAAACGTCTGGATAACGTCAGGAGCCTCTTTCAGGAAAATAGCCGCCTCAACCAACGTGCCATACAACAAGGGATCTGGATGGTCTGTGGATAAGATGGTGGTTCCTGAGTCTGCACCCGCCGTCAATGAAGCTGGCTTGTATAGATAATGAAGCTCTGCCGTATAACCAGAATCCGGCACAGGCGACAATTCAAAAGCCGTGTCATCAAACAACGAGTAATACTTCGGTCTACCCTGAGTGGTAGTTGTTGGGCTGTACTCCTTAATAAACGACGGGTGCTTGTAGTCCAAGTAGTGATACCGATCGCTTGAAATTACAGCCAAAGAGAAAGGTGCAAAAAAATCTGACGGCGTTGCAAGGAAACGGTTGCCCGACGTCAATGTACCAGTCACATTCTTACGCTGCTCTGGAAGTTGCACTAACTTGAAGATGCGGCTTTCTGCCTCTTCAATAAATGTGTTGAGGTTGTTGTTAAATGTGGTTTCATCTACCTGCAAGTAGTCTTGCACAGTCGATTTTAACGTGGCCAGCGTGAAACTCATGATGTCGTTACCTCCACGCTACCGAGAGCGCTGTTGATTTGGTAAGTATCAAGTTGAGTTCCAAGTATACCCTCACCGACGTTGGTATAAACCGTAAAGAAGGTGCCGTCATTGCCGTCAGAAGACTGGTCTGGGCGCGCATCTTTGAGTGCCTGTGGATCTATAGGCGTTGGCTTTTTCATCAACTGTGGATGCTTGGGCGACCACTGATCGGGACCAACCAGCAACCCGTCCCACGTCTTTTTCATATCTTTCAGGCGATAACGAAACCCCGTGATATCACAGATTCCGTATGCTCTTCTGTTAGATGCGAAAGCCATTATGCGATGTTGTAATTGCGTAGGTCAGGTGCGACACGGAAGCTTGACCGAGGCTCATCTTGTGAAAGTGCCCGCAAAAACTCTTCCTCATACAAACCCTTGAGCAGCTGCACTTTCTCCGGTGCGCGCTTGAGAGCTATGTAGTAAGCAAGGCCAGCAGCAAGACACGGATAAAAACGAAAGGGCACGTCCATTGTATTAGCACCTACGTCCGCATCATCCATGCGGCTCAGCACATTCATGTGAACCGTGTAGGTTGAGTTTTTGTCAGGCGCTGGCCAAACCGTAAGGGTGGGGCTGAGCTGCTTGTTGATAAAAAACTGATTCGGCTTGCCCGTCGTGGTTTTGGTCGACAGATGCGCATACTCTGCACGAGACATGCGACTAAGGGGCACGTCTGTTGTCGTGCCCTGCAAGGTTTCTCTAATGAACACGTCAAGGACATCAATCGTAGCAGTCGGGTTGGTTGCATCCACGTTGTAAGTAACCGTGTCTTTCACCATGTCGACAGTCTTTTCTTTCACCGTCCACTGGTTCAAGCCCCGGTTCGCCCATTCCGCCAGCATAAGGTTTAGCGAGCGTT